TTGACCAGCTGCTGCATTTACACCCTTTATTTTTGCCTCCGTGAATGCTAACTGTCTGCTTAATTCATTAAATTGAGTTGATCCAGGTACAACGTTTTTTAGCTGTTTGTTAAGATCATTAAATTCAGTCTGCAACTGATTTAAAGACTGAACAACCTCAACGACATCAGCGCCAATCTTAATCTTGAGTCCCTCTTCTGCCATTTTCTTTAATCCGTTTTAATTTATCCATCAATCTTTTTTCCCGGCTGTTCTCCTCTATATTATCATCCGGTAATGGCCAATAGCTTTTATAAAATTGGCCCATATTCATCGGCTTACTAAGGTGCGGAGCTAACATAAAATAAGCTTGCCTCCTCGCAATTTCGTGATGATCTATGAGCCTTTTATTATAGCCTTCTATAAACTGATAAAAGTCATTTGGCTTCATCCACATATACTCATCAGGCTTTAACCCTGCTGCGTATGCTGTAATTCTTGTGTTGTGCCAATCAGTTCCTTTTTTTTTACTTCCTCCATTTCTTCAACAGCAGCCTTTACATCCTCAGCTTTTTTCTTTATAGCCTGGCAATTGTTGAAATCCTCAATAACTTTTACCAATTCATCAACATCTTCTTTGGCTATCATCTTACTTTCAACGTAATCATAAATTTCCTCAAATGTTACAGGATAAGGCAACTGCTTAACCTCGTAATAATTAATCATCCCGGCATAGATGATTTTAGCCATTTGCAAAGAACTATAATAAGAAAGGCCGTTATTTTTATCGGCCTCTCCTAAGAATATTTCTACTGAAAGCATCCCGAAACGGAGGCTTACTTCTTTATTGTTTATATTCATATTATGGAATTATGTCAATAGATCCAGTCAACTGAAATGATGCAGTAAATGTAACCGCACCTTCTGCTGGCGAAGTTATGCCAAATTCAGTCATATAACCAGTCCCTTGAACATAAAAATTAGTTCCGCCGCCTTCTGGATCTTCGTATTTAATGTCAAGCAAAGTATTACCCTGAAACCAACCAAGCATATTTTCTACACTTACCTGACCTGCAGATGGATTAGTTTCAGCAACACCTTCAACAGCAAAAGTAATTGTTGGTGCAGATACGCTTGTTATTGTATTACATTTTGTCACGGCTGTAGTTACAGATGCAGAACCTGAAAGGCTTGATGTAGTTTCACAAACTACATTCAAATAATCTCCTGTTGTACCATTTTGCCTAATTTGTAAACTAACCGAAGTCCCTTGAATTTGTGCCATTTTATTTTTCTATTATTAATTGTGTAAATCTTGTTAACCGTCTAACTATCTTTTTTGTGCCTGTGTCAAGTATCGGGATATGTTGTGTTCCCACTTTCCTTACATCCACAATCTGAAAATCTGCATTACCTGATAATGACGTATTGCCTACCGAAGGTATAATCACATTTAAAACCTTTGCAGTAATACTGTCAACTATCTGCTTTACCAAATCTACCCTAAAATTATTTTGGCTAACCACGTCAATTAACACCTCAACATCATTCATGAATTTCCCTTTATTTGGGAAATCAGCATCTGTAATGGTTGAAATCAAAATGTAATAATCGCCACCTGTTTCGTCAGCTTCTTCATCATAAACAGGTATGGTTGAGCCATTGTAAGTAATAGCGCCATCCAATGCGTTAAAATATGCGTTCTTTATAAAGTTAACCGGATCTTTCATATATCAGATATTACCTTTTTTATTCTATCAATTAATTGCCGCCTTTTCTTTAAATACGGGTCAAAAAAATACGGCCTAGGCTCAGATCCATTTTTAATCTTATTTAAAGCCGCTATAAACGCTAATTTCTCATTATATCCATTTCGCTTAAGCCAGTCCCTCATCTTTATAACAAACTGAGCAAAGGAGCCTCTTTTTTGCCCCCTAAAACTTGCAGCATAATTAGAAACCTCAGCAGGCACTTTTACTTTTGCGCCTGTTCCAAACTCAATAAATGGTGCATAGTAAACATTACTAATCAATTCCACACCATCAGGATTAGGAACGGCTTTCGTGTTTTGTTGCAATGCCCCTAAATCCTGTATTTTCTGCTGGCTAATATTTGCTAATTGTGCTGCATTAACTTCATTTCCCCACGCTTGTATTTCACCAACGACCTCCTCCTGAACATCTTTTGGTAGTTCTTTTATTCGTGCCTTAAGCTTATCCAAACCTTCTATCTTAAAGGTAAATTGCGCCATTTATGCGATGTCTTGAGATGTTGCCACTACCCTCCAATATTTGCCCTCAGGATTGTTTTGCAATTGGCTTGCAAACTTATTCTCTGCCCTTACCCTATCCACACGCTCAATGCTTTGAATTGAATAAAACCTGTTGCTATATTCAACCATACACCTAATGTCAATCAGCAAAGCAGAATCATAACGGATTAAAAACTCATAGGATGTTTTGTAATTGGCTTTTCCGGCATCAAAACCCCTAGACTGACTGATTGTGTTTATTTGCGCCCAAACATTGGCAAGTTCATCACTTGTCACATCAGGGCCATCCACACCAATAGACTGCCCCACAACTACAATCTTTACCTTTCTTGCAACACCTATACCCATGATAAAACCTTTAAAGTTTTAGCATTACTCATTAATTCTGTAGGCATTTCATCAGTATCATCTCCCCTGTTTTCGTACATCCACAATAAAACGCGTTTTAAATCGGTTTTAAGGCCTAAATCTATATTTGCAGTAGTTGTGTAGGTAATTTCATAAGTGCCTGTAAATTGCGGCCTAAATTGCTTGTCATTATATCCTATAACCTGATATTCATCAGGATCTAATGTATCCCACTCATTAACCCCTGTATCTACCGTTTGACCGTCCAAATATTTGACCGCCGATATTTGAGAAATCGGCGCATAAGGTAACATAAAATTATGATCGACATATCCGGTTAATGTTATTGACTTAGTTACTAATGACCGTAATGTATAAGCTTCAATTCGCTTTCTAGCAACAGTAATAAGATCAGTTATTACATCATCATCATCTTCTGTAGTCACCCTTAACCATTCTTTTGCCGTTTCAAGGCTTATAGGCTCCGCGCCATCAATAACCTTTATTTCGTAAATGTTGTTCATTTAAGTAAAATTAAAATATAGTTGACCGCGCCGTTTTTAATTTGTCAACTAAAAAAATGTAAATTTGCCATATCATAGTTTAGGTTTGTGTTTATCCCCGCTTGTTTTTACAAGTGGGTTTTTTATGAACATATAAATTGCTGAAGTTCTTGCCATTTAGGGGAATGCTGTTTTGCACGTTTTAACCCCTTAGTTGACCATTTTTTATAATATGTTGCATCTGTCATTAATTTATTAACCTCTTCTGCCCATTTTTCAATATCCTTTCTATTTATGCAAATGCCTGCATCAGCTACATTCTCAAGTAATCCAGGTGTGGGATTATATATCAAAGGTATGCCGTTGACCATTGCTTCCCCGGCAACCATACCCCAGCTCTCGTAATGGCTAGGCACTAATAAAACTTTTGTCTTCTTATATACTTCCCTGATGTCAGGTGTATTAGGCACTATTTTGACATTTGGTAAATTTTCTATATGCTGCCCATCATAACTGCCTTTTACACCTAAAAATTTATATTGTGGTAGCCTTTTAGCTAAAGCATAAAAATAAAGACTGCCCTTATTGTGATTCAGATTTATTAATGTAATATATTCTCTCTCCTTATCATCTGTTTTAACCCAGTCATTCATTGGCGGAGGAAATACAATACTAGGCCATTTGTAATTCAATGATTTTTTACACCATTCGGAATTATATATAACTTTTACAGGTATTGGCGAATCCATTACCGATGGGTATGGTGTGTCATTGTGTACAATATGCACAAACGGTTTATTATACCTGGCACATGCATGACTTGTCCATTTATTGTAATCTAAATGCGAAATCACCACATCTGCCCAATTAAAAAGCCTATCTATTATGTATTCATCAGGAGGGAACACATCCACGCCCTCGTACTCGTACATCTCAGTTATTTTATACTGATTAGCCTGATGTAATAATATTTTAATGTCATGCCCTTGACTTTTTAAATGTCTATTTATATTTCTTGCCATTGCCTCAGCTCCGCTGCCATGCCTAGGAAAATAAAGGTGTATTGACCATAATATGTTCATATAACAATCCAATTTTGATGATAAATGTCTTTTGCCGATATGTCAACGTGTGGCCCAAACCAACGCTTAGGAGCAACTACTATCTTTTCAGTATGATCTGCTAATATTGCTGCCATTGCAGAAAAGCTGCTGTTTGCAATAATAAAATGTTTGCACCGCTTCATTAACCTAAAATCATCAATGTAATTACCTGATAAGTATAAAGCATCAATCCCTACCCTTTCTTTTGCAAATTCTATATCATCACTAAAAACTATGTATTTTGTGTCTTTTGGCATTAGTTTAATAGCTTCTTGATAATATTCTTTTAAACATCTAGGATGGTATGCATTTGGATCATCTACATAATCACCAGCCCTTACATGAATAGCACAAAATTCATTCTGATGAGGCTCATTAAGCATTGTAAAATAATGCCTTATTTCATTAATGCAATGCTCAAAGAATTTAGGGCTTTGCAAATGTGCATCTATATTCCAATCACCTTTTTCTAAAGTAATATCCCTGTAACCCCAGAAATACCCATAAGTACCCCAATGCCTGCCATCCGGTATAATAGGCAACTTGTTTACAAAAAACCTATCCATTGTATCTGCAAAACCACCAAATAAAGCATTATCCTTATTTACCCATTTAGGAAAACCAAAATCTATATTGTTAGCTTTTGCAATACCTATTACCCCGGCAATAGTCCATAATTGATTTCCAAATCTACCTAATCCACCGTTGCCTATGCTTAAACTTGTTACCATTCGTTATTTCGTTTTCTGTGATGATGAAATATTACAGGGTAATCATCATCTTTAAATTGCGGATGCTTATCGTATATAAATTGGCCATCATTATAATGTGCAGGCCACCAATGTAATTTTATCCCGTACTTATATGCCAAACATGTTAAAATAGCCTGATCATGCCTATGCTCAATAAAATGTACATCATTCTGTACATTATTTTCGCTATCATCTATAAATCCATTTATTTGACATAATTTAAGCCATTCCCTAATAAATAACCTTGCTGATAATGTATTTCTTATTATAATAACAGATGCTTGTACTTGCCTTGAATCTTCATAATAATTAAACATCCAGTCTGGCAAAACAAAATCCATTACATTCATTTTACACCAATCTAAATGCCTGTAGTTATTACCAAAAAGCCATACATCAGAATCTAATTTTTCTATAATTATTTGAAGTCTATTTACAATTTCAACACCAGCATCCGTATAAACCAATACATCATTATCAGATAATTGACTAAGTTTTTTCTCTATTATATAAGGTTTCCATAACCAATATCCGGCTCCCCTTTCTTTATTTAATACATCTTCATTCATTCTTTTAAACTCATCAGAATAACAGGACTTATTGTACATTATTGATATGTCAGCGCCATTTTTTAAAGCACTTTCTCTGCACAAAAAAGCACTCTCCGTCATATTCTCATCACTGAAAGTAATATGCGTTATCCTCATAATAGTTTGCTTTGTGTGTGATGTATTCCGTAATCAGTATCAGTCTGCCATAAATCAGAATAACCGGGCCTTTGTGTTGTCACGAATGGCTTACAAATATAAGCTTTTAAATTAGGCTGTATTTCACGTAAAAGAAAATCATCATAAATCCCGCTTTTATATGGATCGTATTTATCTAAAATATACTTTGCAGCCTCAGGTGTATAAATTACAGAATGAGTGGTATGGGTATGTTTACATCGCCACCAATGATCTTGCAC